TTGCTTCATCTTTGAATGTTCCCATATTAGTATAAGTTAAAACTAAGTTAGCTAAATGATGAATTCCTTCTTCATTTAAAAGATAACTTGCTAACATTGTATCAAAATAAAATTCTTTCACCAATATATTATCATAAAGTAAAAATTTAATATCAAACTTCCCATTCTGAGCTATTTTTTTTACATCAGACATAAACAATCTTTTTAATTCTGTCTTAACAATTTCTTGTTCTTGTTTATTAAATATTCTATCATCATGATAAGGAATAACTATTGCATAGCCTTCTTTCCAAGAAAATGATAAACAAAGGATTTTTCCTTTCTGACAAATTAAAGAAGTTGTTTCAGTATCAAATGACATTTCTTTTTGTGTAATTAAAAAATCAACTGCTTTCTTTACTTTTGAAATTGAATCAGTTACTTTATAAATTGTATCTTTAGATTTTTCTTCTTTTGATTTAAAAGTTAATGTTTTTAATTTAGTTAAGTCACTTTTAAATTCTGAATATTGTGAAGAACGTTTATTAAAATTAGAAAGATAATTCGGATGATACATTGGTAATAGCCAACACCCCCAATCTTCTCCCCAAATTGGTTTTCCCCTTAATTTTGTAACACCTTTACTTTTTAAAAAATAAGAAATAGGAGTATTTCCTAATAAACCAATTACCTTTGGTTTTACGTTTCTAATCTCTTCTTCTAAATATCCAGCGCAAACTTTAATTTCTGAATCAACAGCTGGTCTATTTTTAGGAGGTCTACATTTTACTATATCAGTAATATAAATATCCTTTAAATCAATCCCACATTCTTGTAAGTATTGCTTTAGTAATTGTCCACATCTACCAGAAAGATGTTTTCTTTTTATAACTTCTTCATACCCAGGCGCATCACCAATAAGCATTATATCAGCATTTAAATTTCCCATCCCGTCTAATTTAACTAGAGAATATTTTCCTGCTGTGGATGTCTTTGCTAAATTACATTTGTTACATTTCATTAGTGAGTTTGTTTCTTAAATTTTTGTTGTTCATCATCATCGCATTCTTCAAATCGTAATTGTTCTGCGTAAAATCTATAATATATTTTTCCTTTAAACCCTGATAATTTATTTTTAGTAACATGAACACTTATAATTGGTCTTGCTAATCCTTCATCATCATAAAAATACATCTGTCCTTTATCATCATAAAAATCAGTTTCTAAAAGATGAATTGAATCAGCTGCAAATTGTAATTCAACTGCTCCTTTAATTGATTCATCACCTATATGTTTTGCTTGTAAACCTGACTTGGTTCCCATTACCGTTGTAACAATTGGGGCTTCATATATGGTTGAAGCTATTTTTAAACTTTCTACTATTTTAATTAACTTTTCAGTTTCTTCTCTACTAGGTACTTTAACCATATGTAAGAAATCTATAAATACAATTAAATGTTTATTTCCTAAATCTAATGCCCTTTGTTTACATAATTTTATATTGTTTAAAATAAAATTTAAATCCTGTCCATACTTAGCATCTTTCAAACTAAATCTTTCTGAGTATCCTCTTATTTTTTTTATTGCTTTTTCTATTGCTGCAGTAAAACTTGTTTTTTCTTCCTCGGTTAAAGTTTCATTTTTTTCAATCCCAAACCTTGGCTTTAAAACTTTGTTAACATCTATTTTAGACGAAGAAGAAACAGCTCTTGGAATTGTTTTAAAAATTGATGGGTCATCAATTGAGAAGTACAAAACATAATTATTCTCATCTTCTAAAAGATGTAAAGCTAAATTTAATATAAAACTACTTTTACCTACATTCCACTTTCCACCAACTTCGTGTAACCCAATTTGTAGTCCATCCATATTCTCATCAAAGAAAGGAAATCCTGTTTTCAATCCAATCAACTCATTTGTTTTCCATCTAAATTCATCAAACTTATCTACTTCCTTTGCGAGTATTTCTCCTTCAGCTAAGTAATCTACTATTGAGATTCCTTGTAAGAGTTGATTTTTCTTTTCGTATTTCTTTAGCTCTTCTAATATTGTTGTCTTTAAAAGTTTAGTTTCATTTACTACTAAGGTAAGCATTCTTTCTCTAATTAAAGAATCACTTTGGGATAGTAGCATTTCAAATAAAGATTTTTTACTATCCACATTTTCAGTTTTTGCATATTTATCAAGTTGATATTTAAAAGTAGATATTTCTTTTAACTTGATAAATTCTTTTATTCCTTTTTCTTGAATGAAGTCATCTGGGTCTATATCTTTTGGTAGAAGTTTAACAAATGTTTTTATTTCACATTTGTTTTGGATTAATATAATTGCTTTATTTAAAGCATTCTTTCCTGGTTCATCTCCATCAAAACAAAAAACCATTTCTTTAATTCCATTTTTAAGTATCCATTCATAATGTTTTTCAGAAAAGTTAGAACCTAAAATTGAAACAAAGCTTTCAAATTTGTTTGCTGTTGCTGTAAAAACTGAGCTTGCTCCTTCTACTATATAAATTTTGCTAAACTTTCTTGCTTTGTCTAAATTAAAAAGTAGGTTAACTGGTTTCTTATAAACATTTATTAGATGATGTTGATATTTTTGTATAGTATCTTTATCAATTAATCTCCTTGTAGAAATACTTACAATTAAACCGTAAGCATTATATATAGGGTAGATTAATCTATTAGTTAAACTTTTATATTCTAAATTTAACACCCCTGATTTTAAGATATCATAATTCTTATTAAATTTATCATAAAAAGCTTTTAGTTTTGGGTTATCAGGTAAGTACCCTAATTTATGTTTATCAATTATTTTTTCCCATTTCCTTTTCTTAATATAATCAATTGCAATTTTTGGTTTCTTTGTTTTTAAATATTGATTAGCTTCTTCTACCAGTTTGGTTAGAAACTTTTGTGCCAAATTAAATTTCTTTTCCTCGACTGTTTCTTCAGCTAACTCATATTTTATATTATACTTATTAGCTAAGTATAAAACATTATCTGTAATGAATCCTTTTCCAGCTGTTGGTCTTCCTTCTAATAAATTACAAGCATTAAAAATATCCCCTGATTCTAAACATACAAAGCACTTGAAATGTTCTTCATCCGGATAAAAGTTACAAGCTACTTGCTCGTCCTCATTAGAGTGGTCTTTTCTATTAGGACATTGGAAATGAGTTTTAGTAAACTTCGTTCCATTATCTTCCAAGTAAGTCCTTAGAAGAGGTTTTAAGTCACCAAGTAAATTTCCAAGATTTTTTATTTTCATTAATTACATTTGTGTTGCTAAACAATTCAGTATTTCTTGATGTGATTCATTTAGTTGGTTATTTGTTATCTTTAATTTCTTCATTATCTTTTGTTTTGTCGTTGGGGTAAAGTAAAGTAAATCAATTAATTTCTTTTGTCTCAAATCTAATTTATCTACTGCTTGAATTAATAAGTCTTTATCAATTTCTTTTCTTGTATCTTTAGGGTGTAACAAATTTAGATAACTATAACTATCTGTTTCAGAATCTTTAATATTAAATAATTCTAAAGAAAATTCATGCATTCTACCCCATCTTTTCTGAATTGGTTTTCCATTTTGAAAGAAAGCCATGTATTGTCTTCTTAAATAAAAATTTAAAGCCGTTGCATAATAACTAGTAAATTTACAATTCTTTCTTTTACTAAATTTAAATCTCTTTAATGCTTCAGATAAAATAATGCTTTTTGCATCATCAAATAAATCTGAATATATTAATTTAGGAAAAGATTCAAATTTCCAATACCAAAGAAGTCTTTTAACAATTGGTGATATAATTCTTTGAATATTTTTAATCAACTTTTGGTTCTTTGTTTTCTTATATTCAAATACCATCTCTGTCAGTTTGTCCACATCATTCCTCCTTTCTATTATATATTATCTTTAATATACCTCTTTATAACACCCCGTAATCAAGCATAAATGGGTGTTTAAGCGATTTTATCTGGTTATTAAGGTAAATGTATATACCTCTTACAATTGAGCTGTTGCTTTACTATCCTCTCCTTTAAGATGCATTCTACAAATTGATATAATTGTTGTTGCTGATGTAACATAGCTTTCCAAAATGTTCCTTGCAAGCCTAATATCTTTTACATATAAACTTGCTTCCTTATCTGCCACAGTTGAAACAAACTTTTCATTATCCTTTGAAGATGCTACTTTAAGTTCAAAATACTTTGAGTTTTGTTCATTGGTCTTAATCCCTTTCAATTTAAGAAAATGCTTATTCATATTGTTACCAGCTCCAGCTGCTTTTCTTGTCATCTCAAGTAATGCTTCTGTACTAGGTGCTTCATCTGATGAATGAAGAGTTGAATCAATTTTATTAATTATTTCCATCATCGGCTTTGATTCAGTTAAAATCTTTTCAACTATCTTTTTGATTTGTACTTGTTCCATTATTCCTCCTTTTTTACTACTGTTTTTTTACTCCCACATTTATTACAATCCCAAGGCAATAACAATTCACCTGTGTTACAGCAAAAGAAAACATCTTTGCAAGCTGTGCAAATTAAATAGTCTCCTACTGCGTTTTTTAATTTTTCTAAATGTTCTTCCATAAATAAATTATATATTATTTTTTCTTAATATTTTCAGTTAATTCAATAAATTGACAATTTGATTTAATATATCCAATTGAATTATCCTTCCTATCAATGCTGGGTTTTTTTAATAAGAATGCT